TCCAACTAAGGTAGATTAGAGATAAGCCTAGGACTATCAATCCAACATATTTGCAAAATAAAAACCCTGCTACGGTAAACGTAGTCAGAGCCATAATCATTAATATTAAACTAATGTTTGCTAGCATTAATTGTCCGAACCATCTAATTCGTTTCAATTGTCCGCCTCCTAAAAACTAAAGTCGTTCATGAAGTAATCGTTAATTTCATCTGTTGTTTTATTGTCCCAAATGGACTTAGTTTTAACGTTACTTAATCCGTCAAAGTAATACATCGCTTCATAAAAAGCATCAATCAAGGCGTCCACGGCATCAATCTTGCTAGTACGCTTATCTTTATTGATCTTGATACCATTATTTTCTTCAAACAACAGAGCATTCTTAAGCGAGTACTGTAGAATTCCATCGTTCAGCATTGTAATATGCCCTTGATGTAATTCATCACGGAAAAACCGAGTTGGTTCATTTAAGCTTCTAACGCCCTGATGAACAGGTACACAAACCCATTCAGTATTTTCAATAAGCCTCTTAGTCATTGACGTTTCGTGGTAGGAATCATATAAGAAAGCCTTAACTTGTAAATGGTGCTCATCTACGTAGTTCAGTAACCAATTGCACACTTCATCATCTTCAACGATTCCGTATTGATTTTCAGTAATCTTTCCGAATCCTTTTTCAACTTCTGCACGATAATTAATTCCATCTTGATGTTCTTTAATATTAATATCGTTGTTAGAATTCCGAAGTGGAATAAACGAGAATTGCTCGACGTGGAACTTGCCTACTCCGTTATCTTCATAAGGATATACAAAAGCGATTGCGTTATCATCACTGAATTGTCCTTTATCGTAACCAATATAGACTTGTCGATTGTCAATACCGAAGCTAGGAATAATTGCTTTCTCTAAATCTTCAAGGCTTACATACGAATTGACTTTAACCTGCAGCCAGTTGTTTAAGTTACGATTTTGGAACTCGTTAGCAATTCCAGAAGCTACGTGAGCATCTCTATCACTAATCATCCGTTTTAGAATAGCGCCATCTTCATCTAGCTCTAGCAAAGGATTGCTCTTAATCCAAGTTTCAGGTTGGTTAATTTCATTCAGGTTATCTTGTTGCCATACCAAACATAAGTAATTGTCTTCATCCCGAGAATAGTCTTTCTTCATAACGTCTTTTAAACGGATCTGGTCTTTATAGAACAACGTTTCAGTATTTTCGTAAGAAGTAGAAATCATTAATAATTGAGCGTTAGGCAAGTGAGATTGCCCTTGGGTGATCTTGCCAATGTTAGGTTTATGTGCGTAACCACCGTCTCCGGCTTCATCAACCACTGCCAAGCGAAAATGGTAACTATCAAATTGACCAGATTCATTAGATAGCTGAACCACTTTGTTACCAATCGCAGATTTAATACCCTGCTCACCAATATAAGTGTCAGTGTCGTTTAAAATTTCTTGTATGTCTTCTTCGGTATCTCTTAGAATTCTCCCAGAAGTTAGCACATAAGCCCACGGCTTTTTCATCTGCGCACCAGTAGGCATTGTATAACCTATATCTTGATTGGATAATCCAGCACATTCGATTAAGTAGGTGTACCACAACATAATGCTGGCAATATAAGATTTACCGTTAGCACGTGCGACTGACACAATCACACGACTGTAACGAAAGTTATCGTTATCCTTGTATACCCAAGCTTTACTCATGCATAAAATAGCTTTCTGCCATAACATTAGTGGCATAGGTTTACCATGTGCTGGTTCAGGGAAGATAGAAGCAAATCCCAATATACTACGACATCGATTTAAGTCGTAACGATAAGGAAAGTTTTCATCTGGGTCTTCGGAACGTTTTAAGTCCTGTAAATGTCTAAAACAAGCTAGTTTCATCATCTCGCCGGAAACAATCTTGTCATTAACGACTAGCCAAGCATAAACCGTGGCCGGATCACGGTACTTATTTAATATAGCTGTAAAATCTATCTTTTTAACCGCCTCAGAGACGCTAACATCTCCTTTGGATAAATCTATCTTATCAATCATTAGAAGTCACCAGCTCCCTCTTTAAGCTTCTCAGCAAGCGACTTCTTATCTTTCTTTTTCGGTTGTATTAGTTGCATTAAATCCGAACGACTTTTTGGTGATAATCCTAACTCTGCGCCAACCTTGATTAAGGATTTAGATGCTAAATCATTTGTCTGAACCATCGGATTCTTTTTCCAACTCACAAAGTCTTTACCGATAATCTCACCACTTGAATTCTGCAAGGACTTATAAATTGCTGTCACTTCTCCGTGCTTTTGGATGTGCTCGTACGAATTACGGTACAATTCATATTGCGTACAATAAATTTCAACTAAATTAGTATCTATTCTTTGAACCTTACCTTCATCTTCTAAAAAAGGTACGACTTTGCGCCATGTAGCCTTCGCTATGGTTCCTAGGTAATCTGGTGGGTCTTTGGATAAACGCCCGCCATTCTGGTCTTTATACGGTTTTTTAGCCAACGAATATCAACTCCTTTCCGCTGGGTACCCCCCCTACCCTAAAAATTTTAAAAATAGCATATAGCGAGAGATCACTATGGCGTTTCGCTCTTTTGCCGAAAGCCCATGGGGCGGGGGTTTGTTGAACTTTTTTAAATTTCACTTTGTGTATTTAATTGTTCAATAGTTTTATCACGAGCTTCTCTTACCATGTCCTTGTAAGACCCAATGCTTAAATCTCTACCACAAACTGGGCAGAATTTAATAATGTTGTTCTCTCTCAAAACGTTAAGGTAAACTATTGCTTCACTATCGATATCTTTCGCTAATCCTAAAGATAGAAATGGTTCATGACAATATCGGCAATCATCATACTTCTTAGTTTCTTGTAATTCTGATTCACACAATTTGTCAATCATTCCTTTAACAGTTCCTCTAATTGCTTCTTGAATATTATTGCTTGCCATAACTATTCCTCCACTATTCTTTCTGACCAATCAATTGTTAACGAGTAAGTTGGATAACTAACTACTCCCGTATTTAAGTCTCCATCTTCTTCGTAGTCAACATTAAATCCATTACTAACAAGATAGTCTATTAATCCAATTAGCATTGAGCCTTGAACCTCATGTTCTCTAATCCTTGTTACTCCTGAATTAGAAGCTTCTTCGATATCTTGTTTAACAATCTCAATAAACTTTTCTGCATTCTTACTCGACTTGTTCCTTGCTAACGCCAATGCTTCTTCTGAGTTCATAGCTTCTCCTTGATAACTTTAATCCACCAGTCCTTACTAACATGTCTTAACTGATTAGGCTTCATGCTCTGTTCTAACTTAGTCTTGATGTTATGTTCCTTACGAGATAGCAGCCATAGATTACTCATCTCATATCTATCGTCACCACTTAGTAACTTCAAAGGGATGATATGATCCACGATAATATCCTTGTCATTTAATATTGCTTCGCTAACTCCAGATACATACATGTCTCTAGCAACCACATAGTTACGCGTATCAGTCCACCGTTTAGAATGATAGAAACTGTTGGCTTCCTTATCTCGTTTATATTGGTTATAGAACTTATCTCGCTTGCTATCCTCTGGTGTCCTTACCTTGTTAATCGTATGCTTCCTGCAATACTTTACTTCAAACGGTAACAACTCATGACAGCCAACGTGATAACAATGGTGCATTTTAATTCCTGCCATATTAATGTTTACCTCCATAATAAAAAGCCACACAACGATAGCGTCATGTGACCTTTTATAATTTTTATTTCTTGATATACTTAAACAATATAAAATACAACACTATTAAAAATATCAGAATAATAACTAGTTTCAGTGTTAAATCTGGAGTAAAGTTTATCATTTCACTCACCTATTTCTTCTTTTATTTCCTTAATCCATTTTTTGTAGCTTTTTTCAAAATTTTCTGCATCATTGATTTTTATTTTTATTAAGACTAATGGATCAATATCTTGACCTGAAAAATCTAATTTTAAACTGCAAATTAAAAATGAAACATAAATTAAAAATTTACCAGGGTTCACTTTTCCATTTTTATCTTTTTTCATATCGCCACGGTAAGAATATTGAGACATAGCTGATAAAATATTTATTGTCCTTGTAGAACCGTAAATAATAGTTTCATGTATTAATTCTACCCATTCTTCTTCGTCAGTTATTGCCTCCATATGAGTTAAAATCCTAGAC